ACGAAAGCTCGGCAAGTCACCTGATGCGATGAGGTTCCGAACATGGCTTTCGGAGCACTCCCATCGGTCTGCCAGCATTGCTGGCGTGTACACAGCCGCTCTACTCATGCTCACGCTCCAGTGCTGCGCGGGCCACGGCCTGAAGGTTGGACTTGTGCGGCTCGGGGCAAATCCACCAACCGAACTCGGACAGGCGGCGGAATAGCCACCAGCGGAACGCGCTCATCGGCCTTCCTCCTGCGCTGCGGTGAGGGACTTGCAGTCGCAATCCCCTTGTATCAGGCCGCAATGGCATGGCTGCATCACCGGGCGTCGCAACACCTCTGTCACCTTCGGCGCTGCGGTGAGGGCATCCTCAAACCGCCCCTCGTATATCGAGGCAGCCGCCTCCCATGGGTGCATCTTAGCGGCGTAGGCTTTCGCCATCTGCTGATAATCAGGACGAGAGCCATCGTTCACCCAGTTTTCCCGGAACTCGAAAAGCCATTCCATATCCGCCTCCGTCACCTTCGGCGCTGGCGGGGTGGCTTCAAGGGCTGAGAGGGCTTCGCGGGCCTTGACCTGCCACCAGAGCAATCCTTGCGACTGCGACCAACAGGCTATTTCGTTGAGCTTTCCTTTTGCCTCGGCAAGCTGCGCCTCTAGGGCGGCGATGCGGTCAGCGTGAAAGTCATTCGCCCGTTCTATTTCTGCACGGATATAGTCCTGCCACCATTCGACATTTCCGCCGCCGAAATCGTTGATGAGGCCGGCGTCATAGCGCTCAACCATTGTTGCAGCCTCCGTTGTTAGCGCGTCGGTTCCAACTGTCGTACAGGTTCTCTTTCCGGTCGAAGTGGACTGGCGATGATGCGCCGCACTGTTTGCAACAGATAACGGAGCCGCCGAAATTGTCTTCGTCCTCAAGTTCAATTCGTTCGGCAGACCCGCCACAGAAGGGGCAAGGTTTTAGATCAACCATCGGCCTTACCTCCTTCGCGTACACGGCGGGCGACTGTGTCGTCCCATGCCTCGCGCGCTTCGTGCATGATATTGCGGGTTCCATAAGGGAGAGTGGCGTGACTTGCGCAGTTGTAGAGGATGGTTGCCATAAACGCGCCCGCACGTTCCAACTCAGCCACGCGCTTCCGCAGCGCTTCTAGCTCTGAGGCGGTCTGCTTGCGCTCAGCTAGGAGATGCCGCAGCATGTCGTCCTTCGTGGCGAACATGCTCATGGACACCGGATGCGGCTCACCCACTGGCGACGGGGTGAGGGACGAGAGATAGGCACGGATGACCTCGTGGCGCTCACTGCCGATGGGGAGTAGTCGAGCAGCGGCAAGCGCCTTCTCGTCTAGCGGCATTGCTGATGATAGCTCAGGCATCGGTAGTGGCCTCCTTGGGCTGGAATGAGCGGACGGCGTTGTGGGCTTCGCGGATGATCACGTAGGCTTGGTCGTCGTCGCCGGTGCAGGCGTAGAGAGCGAGGGCAATGCGCAGCGGGTCGAGCCCGTGACGCGCCCAAAAGATGCGCTCATTCATGGAATGCTGTTCGTCGTGTTTCTGCCGGCAAAGAGGAACCACCCACCTATCGTCGGGCTTCTCTGCCTTGCCGGTTTCCCGCTTGCCATAGACCGGATCTGCATAACGGACGTGGGCGGGGTCTACAGGCCGTGCGCCGGTAATGACGCAGGGCAGGGTGCGCACCCATTCGAGGTGCTTGGCGTCGTTGTCGCGTGGCCGCTTCTTCTGCTTACCGACCGGCGCGTTTGAGAACGCCGTGGCTGGTCGTGCGATACGGAACCCCATCACGCACCCCGCAGCGGGTTAGGCCGGCCGAGTTCGCGCGCCAGCTGGGCCGTTGTTTCCCGACGCGCCTTCTGCAGGTCGGTCTCCTTCACCTTGTAGTGGTTGACGACGACCGGACGGCGGTCCGTGAGGCGGGTGAAGTATCGGGCGAGGGCGCGGATCATGCGGCCTCCGATCGCGCGGTCACGCCGCGCTCAACCCCAAGCAGGTCATCGATGAACTCCAGCACATCGCTCTTGGATTGCTGGAAGTCGCGGTTGCCCATGGCCTTCATGGACTGACTCTTAGCCGTCCAGACGCGCACCACGGCAGCGGACACGGTGACGACCGCGAAATCGTCCATCGGCTTCACGAATGCCGCTATGCGCTGTGCTTCGGCTGCCGACGCTGCAACGATGGTCCGCTCGTCTCGATAGCCTTTCCAGATCAGCGCCTTCTTTCGAAGATGCTCTGGCGTTGGATACGTCTCGCTAAGCTGCTCGGGCAGGCTGTCGAAGCCGTTCTTTATTGCGGCGAAATAGTGGTTGTGCGAATTGGTTGAGCGCTCGTGGTGCTCAACCATCTTGTAGGTTTCACCGACGACAAACTCACGATCCGCATGCGCCATCCAGTAGTTGGACATGACGCGGAATTCGCCGTCGCCTTCATATCGCAGGGGTATCGGAGCAGCCGCCATCGGTGCCTCCTCAGTTAGCGCCACTCAGGGGCGAAGGGGATCTCGTCGTCCAAGTCACGGTTGAAGCCGCCGCCACCTTGCGTCCTGCGGTCGTCTCGGTCGTAACCACCGGAGCGGCTCTCGCGATGGTCGGTGCGGCGGTCCTGCTGATCCTCGCGGGGCTTCGGCACCATAAGGACGATGCGCGTCTCAAGACCGCGCTCGCCCATGGTAGGGAGCGGGAGCGCGTCGAGCGTGATGGAAAATCCGCCATCACGGTTAGGCCATGCTGAGCCGATTTTCGTCCAAGACGACTTTTTGTTGCCGTCGCGGTCTGTGTATTCCCGCACCGTAAGCGCGTCCAAGCGGTCTGACATTAAGCTGCGTCCTTCTGTTCGATGCCGTAGTTGCGGATGCGCTCGATAAGCGCCGCCAACTCGTCGTTGAAGCGGTCCACCTCGTCGGAAAGCTTCGAGATGAATTCCTCGTCCCGGTAGGCGCGCTTGATGAACGCGGGCATCGCTGGCCAGTAGACGACGATGTCGATCCACTCCCGCTCAGCCACCCAAAGTGCGCCTTGGCACTGCGCGCGATGCTCTGACGGAAACTCGTCCCGCTCCAGACATTCGATAAGGAGGTCGGGCAGCTTCGTCTTGATCTCGAGCATTCCGTTGTCGCCAATCAGCGAGTCGGGCGAACAGCCTTTCGGGCCATTGCGTATGAAGCCGACCTGTTCGGGCGCAGTGTCCGTCGCGAACGCGTACAGTTCACGGGCCTCAGGCTCCATCACGTGGCCACGTTCCGTGTGAGCGTTGGAAAAACTCTCCATCGGCCTGCCGGTGATGATTTCGCCGGCAAGCTGTCGCATGTACTTCGCGCGCGTCTTGCCTTCGCCCTTCGCCATCACCGTCGCGAATTTCGAGGCGGTCGGGATGCCGGCGCGCGCTATGTGCCACTCTTCCGTGCCTTGCTCGCAATTGATGATCTGCATTGTCATTTCGCTGCTCCCTTCATCCGAAGGCGCGCTTCAAGGCTCTGCTTTGCTTTCGGGAACAGGCGAGCCTCAAGGTCGGGGAGGGCTTCGATCTTCGCCCACTCGCAGAAGCCGGGAACGTCCCATCTAAGCTTCTCAATCAGCTCTTGAAGCTCATTTCGCTGCGCGGCTGAGATGGTCTTGCTGGTATCTTCGCCGGTGTTGCCGTCCGTATCATCTTCGCCGACAGCGACGTTGAAGATGCCCTTGAGCAGATAGCGCATGCCGTAGGATGCGGCCGCGCCGGCCGCGTGGGTCTTGGTCATCACGTCGCCACCCCTCGCGCCCTTGCCGTCTGCTGGCATGTCCTTGCGATAGGTGCGGGTATACCCGGCCTCGTGAGCGACGTAGCAGAGGACGCGGATATGGTCCGCCTTCGGGCTGTCGTCTTCATCGAAGCTGATGGAGAAGCCGTGCTTGGTGTAGATCGGGCGAAGGACGCTATCGAGCTTGGCGTAGGTCGCGTACTTGCTCCGCGTCTGCGAATTGTTCGCGTCCGCGCCGATGGTGCGCATTTCGGCCTGAGCCGCCTTCATCGCCAGGTTGAAAGCCTGCTCGGCTTGGCGATTAAGTTCGCGCTCGCGCATCGCCATCAGGCGTTCCATCTTGTCGAGGTCAACTTGCGGGTCGCGGGCGGCGCGCTCGATGATGCTAAAGATGGCGGCGCTTTCGGACGCGGGCGCTACAGCGGTGTTCGCTGGCTCCTGGATATCAAGCGCTGTGCTGGACATTGTTTGTCTCCGTTGTTTCGTAGATCGCCCGCACGGTCTGGCGTGCTGCTCGCGGAAGGTCGGCGCGCAACAGCGTCTCGCAGGCGGTGCTGATTTCATCGGGCGTCGGGCGGTAGAGCTCGCGACCCTCTATGCGAGGGGGGCTCGGAACGGGCTAGGACGGTTCGCCGCCATTCCCTGAGGGGGCCATCAACGTCGTGTCCCATGCTTCGGTATAGGTCAGCGAGGTCGGCATCCCACCGGATCACCGTCCTGAGGCCATGGTGTATCCCGTACTGGCGTCCACAGTCAGGGCAGCCGATGTGTTGCGCGGACCCGAATGTCTGGATCACATGAAGCCGCTTGTGCCATCCGATACGGCAGCGGATGGCGGTGAGAAGCTTGCTCATGTCAGTGCACTCCTTCCCAAGCCCCGACCAACACAGCCACAGCGAGGCAAAGCCACATGGCGTAACGGGGATGGGTGACGATGAATTCGATAGCGCGCGTCATGCGGCTACCCTTTCGGCCTGCTTGCGCTGGTGAATGGACGCGCCATAACTGTTGAAGAAGGCCCACTCCCAACCAAGCGGGCCCTCGAAGGCGATCGCTGGAGTCGGCGTCCAGTAGGGCCAGCCGTCATACATGCAGAGCTTGATGATCCGCCGCCCCCACTCGCCGTAGGTGAAGTTCGCGGGGTTCTTCTCGGCTTCACGCCAGATTTCCGGCTTGTCGGCGGCTATGGGATGCGACCAATCAATGGGGCCCATATCTTCGCCTTCGCGAACGGTGGTCTGATAGGTCCGCATTATGCTGCCTCCTCGGCCTGTGCCTGCTTGAAGTCGCCTTCATCGCCGAGCGCCGCGTGCCATGCATCGACAGCCTCGATGCACTCGAAGATCGTCTGGCAATCGCCCGTCAATTGAAGATACTGAGGGGTGGCCTCGTGGCTGAAATCCTCGTGCGTCCACTCCCAGACGTTGCCCTTGCCGGCGACGTAGGCTTCCTGAATGATGAAGTCGCGATACAGCACCATGCGCTGCGTGGTGTTGATGCGAGCGGTTGTCATCGTGGTCATGCCGCCCTCGCTTCACGCTGCCAGAGACGCGCGCCGAAGCGGCGGAAGTACCGGGCAACAACTTCGCGCTCTGCGGCTGCACGGTGCTTGCCCGCATCATATCGCCAGTGGCCCGCTTCACGCAGAACACGCTGGTTCTCGGCTTCATTCGACCAAAACTCGGTCGCCTCGGCGGTGGACAGGAGCGGGGTGACCCGGAACAGGTTGACGTAGCCCCAAAACGAGCCGGGATCGGCAACGAAACCATCCACCAGCGTCACGCGCTCATAGTGGGCCTTACGAGCGGCACGGATGCCGGACTGGCGGATATCCTCGAAAGCCTGGAGCATTGCCGGGCTGTTCCCGATGTATCCGCATGAGGCTGCGAACTGCTGCGTGTATGCGTTCATGGTTGGCCTCCGTTGGGTGAAAGCGAGGGGCTAGGCGCGCAGCGCTCGTTCATCTCGGGCGACATCGGCGGCGTCTTCATTGGCTCCTGCATCCTGATCGTCAGCCTCCGAAACAAGCCAATCGAGGAAACTGTCGTCAGCGGTGAACGCATCCTCGATCCAAGCAGGGCAGGTTAGCCATTCGCCGGTCCTCGGCTTACGGAGCCGAAATCTTGATACCTCTGCCATCGGCGGTTCCTCTGGGCCCTCAAGAGAGGCGGCTCGGAACTTCGTGACTGTGAAGTCAATGACGGCCTCAACCTCGACTTCGCCGCCGTCCCATAGAGACAAGTGCATCGGTGTTTTCGCGCTGTAAGCCATTTCTCTCGTCCTCCGTTGTTCTGCGTCGGGGTATGCAAGCACTCGGGAAACGGCTCCGTAGAGCCGAAACCGAAGCGCTTAGGCATGGAGGTACTGGAGGACGATTTCGCGATCCGCGTCTGTGACCACGATATTCTCCCACCTGCTGCGGTAGTCGGCAGCACCGCTCAGTACGATTTCGCGGGTGCGGGCACGGAGCTTAGGCAGGTCGTCGATCAGTCCTTCGGCGTACGCCGCCTGCATGTGGGCCTTGTTGGCCATTACGTGGTGCATGTGCTGGAACTGGGTCATTTCTATTCCTCCTGTTCGTGTTCTGCGTCGGGGTTGCTCTAGGGCCGGTCCCGGCGCTGTCTCCGGCCTTTGGTTCACATCGTGAGCCTCCTTGCCGCTTGAGTTCCCAGATCGGCCAATCGGGCTGATCTACAGTTACGAATTTGACGGATGGCAAATAACTTGTCAAGCGGCAAATTGCCGATTGGCAAATAAATGTGCGTGCGCTATACCCGGTGCATGCGAAAACTCGACAACGAGAGCGAAGCTTCGGGCTTCTACAAGCGGCGAGACATGTGGGAGGACTACGTGTCCGAGCGCAGTGACTTGCACCCGACAGAGCGACTAATTGGCATCTGGATAGCGCGCCGCATTAGTGCGGAAGGACCGCGCCAGTCCTGGTATCAGGTGAGCACCATCGCTGAGAAAGTGGGGGTCAATCCACGTACCGTGATCCGGGCCGTTCAGAAACTTGAGGCAGAGGGATTGATCATCGTCAGGCGTGACAGCCGGAGGGGCGTCAAGAAGGCCGTGAACAAATACGAGCTGGTTTTCCCATGGCTCTAAGTGACACCCATGTCACCTTGTGGAGGTGACACCCATGTCACATGAATACTCAAAGGCACAATCCATAAAGGTTATTCTCTAGGGTATAGGGCTCTGAGAGGGAAGATTATAGAACCAGCAGGAGAACGCGAAAATGGAAAGCATTCCGTACCTGAAAACTCAACTCGACCGCATGAACCACGATCAACGCTCATTGGTCGAACGGGTCTTGTCACTGCCTGACGGATCGCAGCCAACGAAGATGGAGGAAGAACGGCTCACCCAACTCTACCTGTGGCTGCACATGGACACGGGGTCGGTCGCCCATCGGAGATTCACGAGCAATATCGGGATCAAGGGTAGGCGTCGCAGCCGGTAGGTAACGGCAAAAAGAAACCCCGCCGGAGCGGGGTCTCCCCAGCCCCTCCCGTGGCTATGCGGTTAGCCTCGCCATTGGAACCAAGCGACGACGCGGCCGTAGACGCGAACCTCGCTTCGGTGCAACTCGTCGGCCCCGTATCGATCGTTGTCCGAGATGATCCTGATTTTCTCCGACCGGGGGATGAGCTTCACCCGCTTGACCATCAGGCCGTCGCCATAGTCGAGCGCATAGATATCCTCGGGGGAGGGGACGGTGTGCGTCGTGTCCACGAACACAAACGAGCCACCGGGTAGCGTCGGTTCCATGCTGTCGCCAGTTACCGGCATGGCGTAGATCTTCGCCATATTGCGCCAGCCAGCCTTCACAGCGTCAGGGAAGCTCCAGAACCCATCAGATTGGTCGGCGTAAACGTCGCCGTCCTCGTTCTGCATCACGCTTAAGGCTCCACCGGGGCCCATCCCGGCATGGATCGTGAAGTTGGGAATGTCGCCCGCTTCGCCGCGCTTGTTCGGGAACACAGCGAGGGACTTCGCCGCCTCCAGGTCAGCGATGTCAAACTCATCGCTCACCTCTTCTGGTTCGACGCCTAGTGCCCGCGCGATAACGACCACGTTCTCTAGCGAGAGGCCGCGCTTGTTCGATTCAATACGCGAGAGGTAGCTCACCGAAATCCCGGTCAGCTCAGCAAGAGCCTCAAGGGTGATGTCTCGGTCTTTCCTGAGTCTGCGGACTTGGTTTGCCATTTTGCGGTTATTCGCGAGCCCCGCTAAAAATACCACCGCCAGTTGGCAAATTGCCGTTTGACAAAAAACTTGCCGCATGGCAAAAGAGAAGGATGAAGCTCGAAACATATCTCACGGAACGGAACAAGAAGCCCACGGTCTTCGCAGCGGAGATCGGCGTTTCGCCTTCAACCATCACCCGGATCATCAAGGGCGAGAGAAGCCCCGGCTTCGATCTGGTGATGAAGATCCAGGCGGCGACCAAGGGGCGGGTAAAGCCCGCCGACTGGATGGAGTCGGCGCAATGATGCACGTCCGCGACTTCCCCCGCTCTGCCGCCTATCTCAAGGCCTGCAACTACCGTCTCGATGATACGGCCATGACGCCCTATGCATGGGCGGTCTGCCTGTCGGAAGCATTCTCCGACGAGGAATTGATTGTCGCTGGCACGGTCAACTTCGAGACCATGACGGGCGAGCAGCTTCTGCCGGAGCTGGATCGGCTTCTCGGCCTCAAGGCGCACAAGTCCCCCATGTCGATCGAAGACCGCGAAAGCCTCAAGGCCTTCATCGGTTCGCGCGGCGTGAAGGTGTCGGCGCTCAAGAGCCCCGAGGACTATTGGCATGTCGCCTCGATCCTGTGGCCACATACGATCAAGGGCGAGGCATCGTCTCTCAAGCGCCTGCACAAGCTGATCAAGAGCATGAGCAAGACTGAGCGCCGGACTGCCTCGGTCAACATCAAGGCCGTTCCTGCGAAGTGGCGAGCCGAGTCTCCCAAGCGCACCTCACGGAGGGAAGTGGCATGAGCGCTCTCCCTGAGACCGTCTGCCTTTCTCATCTGGCCTTCTTCGCTGCTGGCGCTCTGTTCGCTCTGCTGTTCGTACGTGGATGGAGGGCGTGATGGCTGACGCGGTTTTCACTCTCAGCCTTATCGCCAATCCTATCCTTGCCTTCTTCGCAGGAGCCTACTTCTCGAAGTGGATGCGTCAGCGCCGCTCGTCTGTCGTGACCTACACAGTCAAGCGGGGAGGGCGCTAAGCGATGGTATCCGAGAAGCACCAAGCGATCGCGACCGAATTTTGGCACGATGCGGCTAATGCCGTCTGTCAGACGATGCAGGAATTGAACGCCTGCCGCTGCGCTGACGGCGAGTGCATCGCGGCGCGAGTTGAACCGCAACTGGCGGACTTCGAGACTTTCGACCGATTGGTCCAGCCGTTGCTCGCCAACGCTGAGCGTGAAGTCATGAGGCGCGCGGCCGAGATAGCGCGAGGCAGTGCTGGTGGGTACGATTTCCAAGCCGCTTTGGCAGAAGGGCGTGATTTTGATTACGGCTTCTACAACGGCAAGAACCACGCCGCCGACAGCATCCTCTCCGAAATCACCAATCAGCCGGGCAGTTCCTCCCTCCCGGCCGATAGCGCCCCGGAGGCTGGCTCCTCCTCCTCCACGGTCTCCGGGGTGACCCATTCGAACCCGCGTCTCACCTCTGCCGGTACTCCCCCGGTTGACGCGGCAAACTGCGAGCGCATCGCCCAAGCGGCTGATGCCTCGCCTTCTTATTCCGAGCAGGAGGGCTGAGACATGGGCACCCACATGTCCAACCACGACCTCGAGCCATACCGGATGTTCCGGCGCGGGTACGACACCCTCGAAATCGCGAACCTGATGCAGAAGCCAGAGCATGAGATTGTTCGCCTCATCGATAAGGCGCGATCGGCCGCGCGGGATCTGCCCTATCCGTTCCAGCCCTATTCGCAACCGGGCGTCCTGGTGTTCGGAAAGAAGGCATATCGCGAGTTCAAGGCGGGCGCGGCATGACCGGGCTCGTTATCATTCGAGGCGCGGGCCTGAGCGACCGGACGGAGACACGAGGACAAACCTCCGTCCGGTCTAGGGCTGCGGCTGCCCATCTCAAACACGCGGGGCGTTCCTTCGCGATCTTCGGTGCTGAAGTGTTCGCCCGCGTCAGGGGCTTGCTGCGCTTCGGCTCTCAGAACACCGGACAGCAGCCCCGCTTCAATTCGGTCGGGGGAAAGAGCCCCCGCTCCCTTTCGCGCCAGGTGGCGCAGCAACCGTGCAGCGTCGGCATGATCTTGGTCGGTCCAGCCTCGCAGCACGTCTTCCAAAGCATGGTCTCCTTCAATGCAGGTGAGTTGCATTTGCAATTCACCACAGGAGCGAGCGCATGTCCGACAAACGTTTTTCCGAAAACGGAAATGGATTTTCCGAGATGACAAGTGCGTTGCATGAAGCCGCCACTTGGGCGGATGAGCTTATGGAGGCTGAGACCAAGTCTCGGCGCGAAAAGGAATATGTTGTTCGCCACCGGCTCGCCAAGAAGATCGGGGTCAGCGCGAGCTACCTGTTCCGCCTTCAATACAAGCTTTCAGAGATGAATGACGTTCGCGGTTCCGTCTACCGAGCGCTGATGGTCGCTCGTGAGAAGTACGGCCGTGAAGCAGCAGAACGTGCCTACGGGGCTGAGAGGGAACTGGCATATGCGCGCAATTCGAAACTGGTTGGCCTCGCTGATTTTATCGCTGGATCGCATCGTGAGCGACCCGAGGCATAAGAGGGGCAGGGTACTGGTGTTCGCTGCTTGCGCCGTCATCGCCTTTGCTTGCCTTGTCCAGGCCAACGCAGACGTTGCCATCCCCGGCAGAGTCATCAGCAACCGTGCAGACATGACGGGGGGATGGTGATGGACCAACGCATCCTCCCCTCCCTACACCCTCACTACCCCGATACAGAGACTGTCGAGGAACAGCCGACATCACCCGGCTATCCGCTTTGGCTTCTTGTCGTGCTTTCGATCATGGGCGGTGTCGTGCCGTCCGTCCTGTTCATCGCATTCGCTGCGTGGGGGCTGGTGTGACCGCAGTTGTATCTCCCGGCTCTCGTCGTCATGTCCTGTTTTGGCTGATCATCTGCTGTCTGGTGTTTTGGACGGCCTGCGCATTCGTGGGGTGGATGGCATGACGGCGGCATCTGCTCGCGGCTTGTTTCGCGCCACCGGCAAGACATCGAAGCCCGTTCCTATTCGTCTGCTCGACGGCAGCTATGAGAAGACCGATTCCCTTGAGCGGGAAAAGGACGATTTCTACCCGACGCCACCTGAGCCGACGCGGGCTTTCCTGCACGCGGAGATCGATCGGCTGCGTGACTTCCCTACCATTTGGGAGCCGGCGGCTGGTGACGGCGCAATGGTGCGAGAGATGGAATCGCTCGGGCTTTTCGTGCACGCATCGGATCTTGTTGATCGTGGCTGCGATGCGGATATCCGCTCTTTTTATGACTTTTCGGTTGCTCCGTCGCCGGCGATCGTCACGAACCCGCCGTTTGCCTTGTGCAACGAAGACCCCGGCTGGGTGCGCCATGCTCTAGAAACGCTTGCCGTCGAATACATGGGATTGCTGCTCCCGGTTAATTGGACGGGCGCTTCTGGACGAGCCGCTTTGTGGGCACAGTTTCCCCCAGCCCGAGTCTACATCATGCGCTGGCGTATCGACTTCACCGGTCAGGGCGCACCGCCGATGCTCAACGCCTGGTTCGTCTGGGACAAGCAGCATGAGGGCGAGACTGTTCTCCGCATGCTGGACCGCAAGGACGCTCGGCAGGGGGAGTTGGCGCTATGACCTCGATATCCAGACACGATGCGCGTGCATTGCTCGCCAAGCCGAAGCGCAACAAGTACGGCGCGGTCAAGACGGTCATCGACGGAATCACCTTCGATAGCAAGGCCGAGGCGAACTATTACGCGAGCCTCAAGCGCAGGCTGGATCTAGGCGAGGTCGCCAACATCGAACTGCAGCCACCATTTCCGCTGTTGGCCGGTGCTGGCAAGCTGGTCGGCACCTACAAGGCCGACTTCGCCTTTGATGACCTGGTGGAAGGTCGACGGCGCATCATCGACGTTAAGGGCCACGATACTCCCCTGAGCCGGTTCAAGCGCAAGTTCGTGCAAGCGCTTCATGGCGTGACCGTGGAGGTGGTGAAGTGAGCGAAGCCCTTGGCCTCTACGAGATGCTCGACAACGCGAAGGGCGAAGTCGCTGCCCTTGAGAGCTTCATTGAACTTCATCGCAGGAAGAAGGCGCGGCCCGATAGCTGATTCGCGTCGGAAGAACGCCGTCTGAAACATCGCAGGCAAGTGGTGATCCTGATCGAACGGGAGATCGCCCGCCGCGCAGAGAAGGAGAAAGCAGCGTGAGCCTAGCACACCGTCACGCCATCATAGACGCGCTTATGACTGTCTTGGACGAGGAACACGCCCATGCGGTGTACGAACACCGGCGCGTCACCAAAAAGGCTCCGCTGACAGAATACGCCGCGAAACGGCTAGCCAAGAGGTTCGCAGAGTGGGGCGATGCCAACGAGGCAGCGGACATCATGATCGATCGCTGTTGGCAAAGTTTCGAGGTCGATTGGGCGCTGAAGTTCACCCGCCCTCGCACTCAGCCACGCGGCATCATGGGCGCGGCAACGCAACTCTTAGGAGATCACTATGGATCAGCGGGCCATACAGGAAGTGAGCTTGCTCTTGAACGCCTTCCCGCAAGCCCGCGACACTGACCCCAAGGGCTTGCTGTACGCGTTCCAGATCGCGCTTGAGGGTGTGTCCACGCAGGCGATCACCGATATGGCGCGTCGGTATATCGCGGGCGCTGTAGAGGGCCAGAGCACGGACTATGCGCCGTCACCGGCAGCGTTCGCCAAAGAAGCGCGGAAGCGGCACGAGCTGCTCGAAATTAAGGCGCGACCGAGGCTCGAAGCACCGCAGCGGGAAGAACCCTACTCCCCGCCTGTAGCGCCTGAGAAGGTGCTTGCATGGCGGGACGCCCTTGCCGGCAGGCGGACGCTAGAGAGCGTCATCGAACAATATCAGATCAAGACAGCGCAGTGACCAGCGAGCCCGACCTCTACGGAGATTGGGGTGCTTGGGAAGAGGCAGAAGGACAGCATCATGCAAATCGACGCAAGACCGTTCAAAGCAGGCTACTCGGCAGCCTTCCTGTCGAAGCTCCATCACGAGAAGATCGCGACCAAGAGGCAGATCGCGCGAGCATACTTTGCGGGTGCCAACCTGAAGGATCTAGCCGAAGAATACGGCATCAGCGTCCAGAAGGTGATGACGATAGCCAAATGGTACGACGCGCAGGCGTATCAGGCGCGAAGGCTGGCAAAGGCCATGGTGGAAGCACCAGCACTCCAGATGCCGGAACCCGAGCCCGCAGAGCGTCCAGCCATCGAAACGCGGCCTGACGGCACGCGCGTCTACACCGTCGAGCGGGAAGGCATCCGCATCTCGCTTCCATACGTGTCCATCCTGGGGGAGTTAGCATGAACCTGAAGTACGCCATCATCCTCACCGTCATCCCCGTTCTGGTATGGGCTTTGCAGGCGCATCAGATCATCACGGGGCAGCCAAGCTTCGGGCTGGTCGAGTTCACGGTGGCTGTCGTCATGGCCCTTGCGTGCGGCTTCAAGTGGGGGACTGCCATTGCGCGCAGGCGGGCAGCATGAGCGAGAGCACTATCGAGCGCGTGGCGAGGGCGATCTACGAGGAAGACGACCCGTGGCACACCGCATTCCCGTGGCCGAACCTCAACGAGAAGCAGACTAGTCCGGACGCCTACCGGCGCATTGCCCGCGCGGCTATCGAGGCCATGCGTGAGCCGACTGCGGCTATGGTTAGCGCAGGTAGCGACGAAATGACAAACGGGAAGAACGTTTGGCACGCCATGATTGACACCATCCTGAAAGGAGAGGGGCGGTGAGCGACGAGGCCATCCGCTACGAAGTCTATCCAATCGATGGGATTGACCCTCGCGGTGGTCAGCATGTCGGGGGCCATTCTGGCGTCAGGGCAACCCACGAGGCCAGCGGCATCACGGCCTACGTCAACATTGGGCGATCGCAGGTCATCCACAAGATGATTGCCGAAGACATGATCCTGAGCGCGATCACCCACCCGAAATTCAGGTAGGCGGCAACACATGAGGACACCATGAAGGCGGCAACACGGGCGATCAAACTGAAGCGTAAGCGGGGAAGGCCGAAGATTGAGGGCGTGGCCCGTGAACCGAACGGCAGGGTGAGCAGGGCATATGAGCCACCAAGCAAGCTGGCGCTGGAGGCCCGCGCCCGCATGTTCAAGATCAGCGTAGAGCAGGCGAAAGACCAGCAGGCCGGGACATTTCTCGGTCGCTTGCATATGGCCTACGTCGAGTGGGAAAAGAGCGAAAAGTACAAGAAGGAGAAAGCGCCGCAGCCTGAGCAGTCGCTGTCCACGCGGCAATACCACGCGCTGATCTCGTGCAAGACGGCTCACAACGATTTCCTATGTGCCACGGGCGCACCGGGCGCGCAGTATGACTATCACCTTGGCAGCGACGGCAACCCGGACGCGCATGCGGAATGGTGCAAGACCGCGAAAGAGCGCTGGTTGGGCGGTGATCCCAATGACATGCGAGGCGGCATTCGTGGCGCGATCTATGCTGCGCAGGAGCAAGAGCGAGGCTTAAACCTGTGGGCTGCACTCGACCTTTGCGTGTTCCAGGAACAGCATCTTCCCTACATGGTCCCGACGCTCAGAACGCTGGGGAATGCGCTGGCGAGGCACTTCAAGCAGCGTTGACGCCATGTTCGAAATGTGCAATGTCAGTAAGTGTAGAAGGCGAGATTTGCGCCTGAATGAGTTTTGCGGTTCGCCGCAACGGAATGAGAGGCGATGCCGCTGGCATCAAAGCCGTGAGATATGTGGGCGAGGGATTGCTTCTCGCTATCGGCCGTAACTGCGCACCGATCGCCCGCCTCTCATCACTTCGCCCGACCCTCGCGATACTCACCAGCTATCTCCTAGCATCTAGGCGAGTGCGATCGGGCGGAACTAATGCGAGGCAGTGAATGGGGAGCATGTCGCGCCCCGGACAGCGAGTTTCAGTCTCGCATGCGCCTCGCAGCCAATACCCGGAAGGCAGGAGAGACGCATGAGCCTCTACGATGAACGCTATCGAGCGTTCCTCAAGCAGCACCGGCGCTTCTCAGAGCGGCAAGCGCGCGAGCAGCAGTTTGCAGATAGGATCATTCTCGTCGCGTTCGCGGGGATGATGGCTCTCATAGGACTCATCGCGCTCTTTGGCGAAAGGGCGGGCGCATGAGCTACACTCACGTCTACAACGAGCGCGAAGAGATCGAACGCCTCAAGGCAGAGATCGTCAACATCACGCGCCGTCACTGCAAGATCGGCAAGGTGCGGACTAAGCCCGACTGGTTAAGCAGACAGGTGATGCCTTCCCGCGCGCCACTCGTTACACCAGGCATGGCAGCGCCATTCAATCCGCTCTACCCGCCGACCACGACCGTTCCTGACTTCATCTGGAACCCAGTCACGAGCATCAGCCACTAAGCACGCACTCCAACAACCGGAGTCAACGCGGGGTGATGGAAGTGGTTCACGCATGACCGATGACTGGCCATTCTTTCCTGAGCGTCTGTCCTGTGAGGTAGACGACGTGCAGTTCGTCCAGCCTGTCGGCTTTGTCTGGCATTCCAAGCCCCGCTATCGCGTGAAGGCAATCAGCAGGAAGATCGATGTCTGAGACAGGAAGGCCCAGCAGCTTCCGCGATGAGTTCGTGGAGCAGGCTGAAAAGCTCTGCGCGCTCGGGGCGACTGACTTCGAGCTTGCCGATTTCTTCGGTGTAGACACGCGTACGATCTACCGGTGGAAGAACACGTTCCCGGAATTTTGTCAGGCGGTCACGTGTGGGAAGGAAAAGGCAGACGAGCGAGTTGCCCGCGCGCTCTACAACCGTGCGGTGGGGTACTCATTCGAAAGCGAGAAGGTCTTCCAGTTTCAGGGTCAGGTCATCCGCGCCGACACGGTGGAGCATGTGCCGCCTGATCCAAGTGCCGCGAAGCTGTGGCTGACAAACCGCCGCCCTGACCAGTGGCGCGACAAGCAGGAGCATGAGGTCAAGGGCCAGGTCATCATGATCGCGAAGGACGCGGCTGACCTGTGAGTTTCTCGCTCACTCCCAAGCAGAAAGAACTTCTGCCACATCTAGGGCGAAGGGGAACGAAGCACTCGCTAATCTATGGCGGTTCTCGCTCGGGCAAGACGTTCCTTGTCTGCTACGGGATCGCCACAAGGGGGCTCAGGGCTCCTGGCTCTCGACATGGCATCTTCCGCAAGCATGCGGTGGCGGTGAAGCAGTCGATAGGTCGCGACACCTTCCCGAAGGTGATGAAGCTGGCTTACCCTGACGCTGCCTACAAGTGGTACGAACAGGACGGGGTGTTCGTATTCGGCAACGGGTCCGAAGTCTGGTGTGCTGGCCTTGATGACAAGGAACGCGTGGACAAGGTTCTCGGCAAGGAATACGCCACCATCTATGAGAACGAAGCGTCGGAACTGAGCTACGACGCACACACGACGCTTATGACGCGTCTTGCGCAGAACGTAGAGGCGACCGTTGGTGCTCCTGGCCCGCTTCCGCTGCGCAACTACGTGGACTTGAACCCGACCACGCAAAGCCACTGGACCTATCGCCTGTTCGTGCAGGGTGTGGATCCTGAGAGCAAGCGTCCGGTCAACCGGCAGGATTACAGCTACTTCGTCGCCAACCCGGTCGATAATGCGGGCAACCTGCCGCCTGACTATCTCGAAAGCCTGAAATACCTGCCCGAGGCAAAGCGCAAGCGCTTCTTCCTTGGCGAGTTCTCGGGTGATGCCGAGGACGCATTGTGGACGCGCTCGGTTATCGAGCGGCTATTCGTCCTCACGGATAAGGATATGCCAGACTTTGTGCGGGTGGTGGTCGCTATCGATCCTGCCACAACGTCAGAGGCGGGTAGCGACGAAACCGGCCTGATTGTCGCGGCTATCGACAAGGAAGGCTTTGGCTGCGTCCTAGAGGACGCCAGCGGCGTCATGAAACCCGAGGAATGGGCGATGCGTGCCGTCAGCCTCTACAACTACTACAAGGCCGACAGCATCGTTGCCGAGAAGAACCAGGGCGGTGAGATGGTGGAAAGCACCATCAAGGCTCAGGCTCGTGGCGCATGGGTGCCGGTCAAGCTGGTGCATGCCTCGCGGGGCAAGGTTACGCGGGCTGAACCTATCAGCGCTCTCTATGCTCGCCGCCGTGTACGACACATTCGCGAGTTCCCCGAGCTTGAGGACCAGATGTGCAGCTTCACGACGGGCTTTGATCGCACCAAGGCAGGCTATTCGCCTGACCGTGTTGATGCGCTGGTGTGGGCCATGACGGAACTGTTCCCGGGTCTGATCGAGGATCATTCGAACGCCGTTCCGCAGTTTGCATCTGTCGCTCCTGAAGAACCGGTACTCGACTGGTGAAGCCCGAAATCCGCGCCGGCACGCTTCGGGACATCTGTTTCGTTGCCGCCAATATGCGTGAGCAGGACAGGCGAGAGGTCTTCGCAACTGCCATTCTCGACTCCGCAACAGAAGCGGGCGTCATTTCCTACAGCACCTCGCCTGGCTGGTGCTGGACTGCATGGCTTGATGGACAGCCTCAAGGGGCGTTTGGCGTATCGATCGGCAACCCGGTCTACCAGCCGCATATCCGGCATGCATGGGCCTATGGAACGCAGCGGTTCAAGCGCGTTGCTCCTGCCATTACGCGGTTCTGTGTCGAGCACTGGCCCCAGCGGCTCATTGCCGAGGGTGTGACGCGTGTCGAGGTGCGGTCGATTGCCGACCATGACCTTGCCCATCGCTGGCTAGAGGGCCTCAAGGCGCATCGTGAGACTGAAATGCCGAACTACGGCGTGAATGGCGAGACCTTCACGCTGTGGTCGTGGCTTGCCGAAGACTGGAAGGACTGACCATGTGCTTCAAAGTGCCCCAACCCAAGGTGCCTGAGGCACCGCCTGTCCCAAGTGCGGACGCAGAGGCTGCAAAGTCCCGCCGTGAGCAGGAAATGCAGGCTGCAAAGCAGCAGCAGGGCAGGGCGGCAACCATCCTCAACACCCCGCTCGGTGATCCGAGCTACGGCGAGAACATCCGCAGGACGCGATTGGGCGGCATCTGATGGGCATTGCTGACGACATCTTGCGCATGCAGAGCGAGCTTGCCGCCAAGCGGTATGGCTGGGAAGCTGCATGGCGCGACTGCGTGGATCTGTGCATGCCGTATGCGAGCCATGTGTTCGACTTCGGCGGGTCGATCAACACGCAGCAGGCATTGACTGGGCTGTACCAGCAGCCCCATGCCGTGCAGCGCAGTCGCGAGATGTTCGATGCAACTGCAGCATGGGCTTCCGACCGCCTTGTGGCTGGCATGGAAAGCCTGATCACGCCGCGAGCGCAGAAGTGGCATTCCTTCGCGCTTGATGACCCGTTCTCGCCAGATCCGACCGATCTGGAGGAAGAATGGCTTGACCGGCTGCGTGACTATCACTTCACGGCCCGCTACGATGCCAAGAGCAACTTCGCGCTGGCAAACCAGAAGGCCATTCGCGGTGCCTGTGTCCTCGGTACTGGCGTCCTCTACCTGGAGGAGAACATCGGCCGGTTGGGCATCGATCCGGTCAAGGTGCCGTTCTTCTATCGCTCTATCCCTGTCGTAGAGTGCTATCTTGGCATCAATGCCTACGATGACGTGGACAAGGTGCTGCGCGTCACCACGATGACGGCACGTGCTGCCACGGCCTATTTCGCGGCAGAAGGTGACAGCCTGCCGGATAGCGTCAAGCGTTGCATGGAGAAGGAACCCGACAAGGAGTTCACCTTCATCCATGCCGTCATGCCGCGTGAGGAAGCGGGCGAGTACAAGGACAAGCGCCGCCACCAGCCTGTCGCTTCGTTCTGGATCGAGGTCGAGAGCCGCCATCTGGTCCGTTCGTCCGGCTTCTTCACCATGCCTTACTCGGTGATGTGGTGGGATCAGGTAGACGGCTCGCCATACGGGCAATCGCCTGTCATGGCCGTTCTATCGGAAATCAAGATGCTGCAGGTCATGGGCAAGACGGTTGCTCAAGTCTCCCAGCAGATGATCAAGCCACCAATGGCAACGATGCCGGGTGTCTACAACCAGCGCCTCAACCTCAATTCCGGCGCTGTGAACCCCGGCTATATCGACGATCAGGGGCGATTGAAGGCGCAGCCGATCCTTCAGGCTCAAAACCCGACCTTTGCCGAGCGCCTGATTGAGGCAAAGCGCCTTGCTATCCGTGAAAGCCTCTACGTCAACCTGTTCCAGATCATGGTTGACAACCCGAAGATGACGGCAACCGAAGCCCTGATCCGCGCCAACGAAAAGGGCGAGATGCTTGGGCCTGCCGGTGCCAAGATCGAGGCTGGCATTTCCGGCCTGATCGATCGCGAGGTCGATATCGTCGGGCGCAAGGGTGCTTTCGAGGCCGGTTCGCCGCTTGAACCGCCTGCGTCCATGGACGGCAAGAATGTCGGAGTGAAATTCACCGGCCCGCTCGCCAACATGCGCCGCATGCGTGAGCTTCAGGGCATGGAAATGGTGTTGAACGTCGCGGGGATGCTCGCTCAGTACAGCCAGAACCCCGCTGAGACGCTGGAGCGCATCGATACGGATGAGACGCTGGAACTCACCCGCGAAATCCAGGGTGCGCCGCGCAAGATGTTCCGCACCGACGAGGAAGTTGCCGTGCTTCGCCAGCAGCGGGCCCAGCAGCAAGAGCAGATGGCCGCGCTTCAGATGGCGCAGGGCATGGCTCAGACGGCCAAGGACGCCACGCCTGCGCTTCAGGCGATGGCTCAGGCTAGCGGGATGGCTGCATGAAGTGGCGTAACCTCGCCAAGCAGCGCCACGTTGCCCCGATACAGACCGAACAGCAGTTGGTTGCGGCCTACAAGTCCGTTTTCGGGCGCAAGGGCGAGGACGTAGAGATCGTCCTGGCCGATCTTGCTGCGCATACAGGGTTCTATCTGGTCGAGCCACCCGGCTCTGACCTCTCGCAATATCAGGCTGGCTACAGCGCCGGTCAGAGAGCCGCCTTCGGGCGGCTTTTCCATTTCCTGTCGCTCTCTGATGAGCAGATGGCGGCTTTGGAAAGTGCTGCTCGGGCTGAAGCCGAGCAAATCTAAGGAAATATTACATGACCGAACAGGCGAATGGGCCTGTGGCAGTGGACGCGAATGCGCCCGCTCCGCAGACAACCGCGGCTGCGTCAACCGTCCTTACCGACCAAGGGTCGAACGGTCAGGACGCGAACTGGGTGGCAGGCCTTCAGGCTGAAGAAAACCGCGCCCTAGTCGAAGCGAAGCAGTGGAAATCCCCTGACGATGCGATCCGTTCGTATCGTGAGTTGGAGCACCACGCCAGCAAGGCTCTGAAACTGCCGGGTGAGAACGCCACGGCGGAAGATTGGGACAAGTTCTACTCCAAGTTGGGGCGACCTGAGTCACCGGACAAGTACGAGCTCAAGCTCAACACGGAAGCGGTGCCGCAGGACTTCCCCTACGACGAGACGAGCGCGATTGAGTTTCGCAAATGGGCACATGAGGCGGGTCTAACCCCGTCGCAGGCCCAAGCCCTTCATGACAAGTTCGTCGGCCATCAGGCATCCGCTTTCACCGCAACCCGCGAGGGCATGGCGAAGGCGGAAGGTGATGCCCATCGGGCTCTTGTGCAAGCGTGGGGCGATGCGGACACGTCCGGCTATCAGCAGAACGTGGAATATCTCAGCCGCGCTGTTGCTCAACTCGGCCTGAAGGACAGCCTGATGAAGGGTGGTCTTCTTTCAGCAGACGGGGCGATCCTCGACCACAAGGTCGCAATCGCTTTCGCCAAGGTTGGCAAGGAACTCTACGGCGAAGACACCATGGCGACCAACGCCAGCGGTGTGCTGCGCAACCCATTCTCCGACGAGCATGAGCACCTGACAGAGCAGGCAAGACTCCTTCGCGAAGACCCGAAGAAAGCTGCAGCTCTCATGCGAGCGGCGGGCAAGGACCCGCGCTCTTACGGGCTGTAGCAGCCATTCGGAAAGGTTTGATCAATGGCTACCACTCGTCTTTCGGACGTGATCGTCCCGGAGCATTTTTACGACTATATCGTCAAGGACACTAAGGAAAAGTCTGAGATCTTCAACTCGGGCATCCTGGTCAATGACGCCAACATGTCCGGATTCCTTGCTGGCGGCGGTCGCACCGCGAATGTTCCGTTCTGGAAGGACCTCGACAACACGGCGTCGAACATCGCCAGCGATGACCCGGCCGTCCTGATCACGCCGGAAAAGCTGGGTTCTGGCAAGGACGTTGCTGTTCGTCAGGTGCGCACCGAGGCTTGGTCCTCGATGCGGCTGTCAGGGCTCCTCGCGGGGGATGACCCCACCAAGCGCATTGCCGAGCGCGTTTCGGCATACTGGACGCGCCAGTTCCAGCGCATTCTGGTTGCCACGCTCCACGGCGTCTATCTCGACAACGTGGCTGCCAACAGTTCGGATATGGTCAACGACATCGGCTCGGACTCCTCGGCCGCGATTACCCCGGCTGAACTGATCTCGGCAGAAGCCATCCTCGACACGGCTCAGACCATGGGCGATGCCTCGGACGGCCTCGACACCCTGATCATGCACTCGGTGGTTTACAACCGCCTTGCCAAGCAGAATCTGATCGACTTCATCCCGGATAGCGAAGGCAAGGTCCGCTTCCCGACCTATCTCGGCTGGCGCGTGATCAAGGACGATGGCTGCAAGACCATCGTCGGCTCGAACCGCACCAAGTACGTTACGTACCTGCTTGGCAAGGGCTCGATCTGCTGGAATGAGGCCCCGACCTCGCCGTCCCCGAACATCGAAGTCGAGCGCAAGCCCGACCAGGGCAACGGCTTCGGCGGCGATATCCTGTACAGCCGTCGTCAGTTCGTGATGCACCCCTACGGCATCAAGTGGACCGACTCCTCGGTTGCCGGCGAGTTCCCGACCGACGCCGAGATTGCCAATGCTGCGAACTGGGAGCGCGTCTACCCGGAGCGCAAGCAGGTCAACATGGCCTTCCTCCTCACCAACGGCTGATGAGGCGGGGCTTTGGCCCCGTCCTCTCTCATTGAAAGGAAGAATCCATGAGCAACCCACTGTGGTTTGACGAACAGAATACCCGTCGCGGCGACCTGTCTGCGGACGGATTTCAGTAGGCGATCGACAACGCTGTTGCTATCCTGCTGTTCCTCGCCGCCACCGGCCCGTCCAATGTCTCGGCTGTTGCTGCAGGCGTTACAGGCATGACCCAGCGCCGCGCCAAGATCATGCTCGACCGTCTGGTTGAAGCAGGCGGCGCGACGGAGAATGCCGGCACCTATACCGGCGTCCTGGTCGAAGACGCGTAACGGGACGGCCTCCGGGCCGTCTCTCTCCCCTTCCATCAACGTTGAAAGGAGCTTGCCATGAGCAAGGGCCTACCCCGTTCGCTTGCGAACTCCAAGCTGGCTGACATCACCAAGCTGACCGACAACTCGGGCGGCACGGCGAGCGACACGATTGCCAGCATTTCCGACGCGGCGACCAAGGACGCGATTGCGTCTCTCAACGCCAAGCTTAACGCCATCCTCGACGCGGTGAAGTGATGAGCGAGACCCGCGAAAAGACGCTGCATGAGCTCAACATGGAGGCGCGCGCGATCGATCGTGCGCTCCGTGGTCTCAACACGGCGGCTGGCGAAGCGGCCAAACAAGCTGTTGTCGAGGTGCTCAGCGAAAAGCGCCCTGACGGCAAGCGCACCATCAAGAACCAGCGGCCTGTCTGATGGTTTCTTCCCCTGTCGCCGCATGGCTGCTTGCCAAGAACAGGCGTCGTCGCATTGCGGCTACCCTTGCTGCTGCGGCAACGCCTGTAACCTCGGCCGAGGTTGGCACGCCCTATGACGGCTTTACCGTCACGGCGTCGGGCGGGCAGGGCGAGTTCTACCAGTACAGCATCGCCTCCGGTGCATTGCCCGCTGGCCTGGCGCTCGGCAAGTTTACGGGCGTTGTAGCTGGCACTCCGACAACTGCAGGCACCTACACTGCTGCCATTCGCGTCACTGACGCGGCCGGCAATCACCGCGACACGGCTTCCTTCACGATCACGGTGTCAGCATGACCACTGAGACGGACATCTGCAATCTCGCGCTGGATATCCTGAAGGAAGCTCCGATTGGCTCCATCAACGATGCGCGACCGGTTGCACAATGGGCCAAGCGCAACTTCCCTGTCTCGCGTGATAGCCTGCTTTCGCGCGCGGACTGGAACTTCGCAATGAAGCGCGCCTCCATCCCGGCCGATAGCGACAAGCCTGCGTTCGGGTGGTCCCGCGCCTATACGCTGCCTGCCGATTGCATCCGTCTCGTACCGCTCACTGCGTGCGGAAACTATGAGGGAACGCCAATCCCCCATGAGGTCGAGAACGGCAAGGTGCTGACCAACGCCACTGGTCCGCTCAAGGTGCGCTATGTTGGGCGCACCGAGGACTACGCGCGCTATCCTGCCTGCTTCGTGGAAGCCCTTTCCGCCTACATGGCGATGAAGGCTGCCCATTGGGTGACCGGCAAGCAGGGCTATCAGCAGATTGCGCAGGCCTTGTTCTCTGAAGCCATGAGCAACGCCTGGCTTGTTGACGCGATCGAGGGCACGAGCCCGCGCGCTGCCGACCATGAGTGGGTGGATCAGCGCTAATGGCGTACTATTCGCTCCAGGCTGACTTCTCAAAGGGGCAGATCAGCCCGCTTTTGCGCGCGCGCGCCGATGTGGACCTGTGGCGTCAGTCCCTCTACGAATGCCTGAATTTCCACGTCCTGACGCATGGCGGTCTTCGCCGCCGTTCCGGGACACGATTTGTGGCAGAGGTTGCGGACTCCACCGCGCTTGCCCGCATCTTCCCCTTCAAGTTCTCCGAGACGCAAAGTTACGTCCTTTCGTTCAACGATGCGAAGATACGCTTCTATGCCCAGCGCGGCGTTGTCGGCTCCCCTTACGAGATTGCGCAGCCCTATGCGGATGCCGATCTGTTCCGCTTGTCTTACGAGCAGGTCAACGACCTGGCCTATATCGCGCACAAGACTTACAGCCCGCGAAAGCTGTCTCGGGAAGGCGATACCGATTGGGATCTGGCGGATGTCGTCTTCAAAGATGGCCCCTACCTGCCCGCCAATACCACGTCAACGATCCTGACCCCGGCCAGCCGTGCGGCAATCACCTCGCGAGCGGGTACCGCATCCGCCACGGTGGGGACGGCTGCCAATGCCTTCGATGGCAACAACAACACCGATTGGGGCTCGACCGGCACCAACACCGGCACCCTGACGTATACGCTTTCAAGCGGAACGGCAGTTTGCGATGCGTATTACATCAGGGCGTCTGGCAGCCGCCTACCAACCATGGCCCCTTCGTCTTGGGAGTTCCAAGGGTATAATGGGTCAAACTGGCTGACGCTCGACACGAGGCAATCTGAGAATGGGTGGAGTAGAGGCGAGGTTCGCTTCTACGAGTTCCCCAATCAGACGGCGTACTCGGCCTACCGGCTGGTTGTGCAGGGCTCGAACTACGAGAGCACGGACAGCATGTTCATTTCCGAACTCGGCATGGCCGAGGCCGGCGATAGCATGACGCCCTTTACGCTCACTGCGTCGTCCACCCAAGGCATAAATGACGACGCTGGCTTCCTCGCGTCAGATGTCGGACGCACGATCCGGCTCCTTGGGTCTGATGGCAGGTGGCGTTGGGCAAGGATTGCCGCTCACTCTAGCTCAACGCAAGTAACCATCCGCTTGTACGGCCACGCTCTGCCGGGGACTACGCCGTTCACAAGCTGGCAGATGGGCGTGATGTCTGAGTTGGGGGGGTATCCGGGGGCCGTCGCGCTGTTCAACGAACGCCTAATGTGGGCGCGTACTGATGCCGAGCCTGTGACTGTCTACGGGTCCAAGCAGGGCATCTTTGACGAATATGGCGTCAGCGAACCGCCTCTCGATACGGACGGCATCAAGATTACTCTCCTGTCTTCCGGCATGAACGAAATCCTTTGGATAACGGGCGACGAAGACCTGGTGACAGGCTCATCGGGACAGATACGCACTGTCGGCCCAGCGGATATCTCAAAATCGTTTTCCGCTACCAACGTCACCCAGCGCAAGGGGCCGACTTCAGGTGCCGCCCAAATCCAGCCGCTGTCGATCGGGGGCGTGACCCTCTATGTCGGCGCAGGCGGAACGAAGATTCGCGAACTCGTCATGGGCGAGCAGAACCGCTATGTCGCCCCGGAACTGTCGCTTCTTGGTGAGCAGTTCTTCAAGACCGGGATCAAGGACTGGGCCTTTGCCGAGCGGCCCGACCCGACAATCTATTGTGTCATGGGGAATGGCGAACTCGTCAGCGTCACCTACGACCGAGAGCAGCGCGTTGTCGGCTTTGCGCGCCATGTGATTGCCAAGGGGGAAGTGGAGAGCGTTGCTGTCGTCCCTTCGCCGCTTCCTGGCTATGAAGACGTTTATCTCATCGTCAAGCGCACCATCAGCGGTCAGACTAAGCGTTATATCGAGGTGCTCGAACGCCCGTTCGATGGCGACATTGACGATGTGAAAGATGCTTTCCACGTCGATTGCGGGCTGAGCTACAGCGGCACGCCTATCTCGACCGTGACCGGGCTGGACCATCTGGAGGGCGAGGAAGTCGCTGTTCTTGCTGATGGCGGCGTGGTGGATGGGCTCGTTGTCGATAGCGGATCGATCACTCTCCCGTATGCCGCCTCCAAGATCAGCGTTGGGCTGCGATACAAGTCTCGCGGCGTGACATTGCCAGCAGCCGGTCCGCAGCAGGACGGTACATTGTTCGGGCGCAGGCGCACCGTGCAGGGTGTCTTTGCCGATGTGCTGCATTCCGGTGCCATGATGATGGGCGCGGCTGGCTCTGACGCTTGGACGCCGACGCTCTACGAACAGATCTACAAGCCCGGCGATCTTCTCGTCGGCAATGCGGTATCGCTCACCTCGGGAGTGACGCAGTGCCAGATATCCGGCTCATGGCTCCAAGGCGACGGCAAGATCGTCTTCGAGACTGACCAGCCGCTCCCGCTCCTTATCCGCTCGCTCATCCTTCAGCTTGAAGGCGAACCGTAGGTTTATCCATGTGCATTGACCCTATCAGCATGGCGATGATCGCCGGTACTGCGGTGTCCGCCATGGGCACGCTATACAGCGCGCAAGCGCAGTCTGCGTCTTACAAGGCGCAGGCGAAGTACGCCGATCGTCAGGCACAGATGGCAGGCCAAAAGGGTGCGTATGATGCCGCCCAGCTTGCGCGCCAGAATGACCGCCGCCTTGGCGAAATGCGCTCCCAGTACCTCAACAGCGGCATCGCCCTTGATGGCTCGGCGGTTGATGTGCTGACCGATAGCGCCACACAGGCAAGCCTTGACGAACAGGCGATCAAGTACAGCGCACAGGTACAGAGCGACAACTACCGGTTCCAGTCGTCGCTTGCGCGCCAGAACGCCAGCAGTGCGATGACGGGCGGCTATCTCTCGGCACTCGCCACCGGCATCAATGGGTTCACGCAGATCAGTTCACAACAGCAGCAGCGCACGATGATCTCCAACCCGTATGCGCAATACCCGGCTGGCAAGGGGCTCTGGTAAATGGCTGTCATTCGCCGCATTGAAGCCCAGCAGTCATTCGACATCGGGGGCATCCCGAACACGCAGGTTGATGACAGCGTGGGCCGTGGCTTGCAGCGTGTCGGCTCGGCTATTTCCGAGCACAGCAATGCGATGCATCAGCTTGAGATGCGTCGTATCGAGCAGAAGAACAAGCTCGAAGAATTCGCTGCCATGCAGCAGTTCCAGCGTTTTGAGGACGACGTATCGGCTGACTATGCCGAAAAGCAGGTCAACATCGATCCGTCCGGTGCAGGCTTTACCGAGACGGTCAGCGGCATTTACAACTCACGCGCCGAAGTGTTCCTGAAGTCTGTACCGGAGCATCTGAAGCCGAAGTTTGCCGACCTGTTGGCGACCTCTCGCAATCAGTGGGTAGACAAGGCTGCGGCGGCAGAGGTCGATCAGCGCAACAACTGGTATCGAACCGGTGTCACGGAACGCGCGAACACGCTGCAGACGCAGGTGTTCAACGATCCTGCCATGTTCGACGCGGCGAAAGAGGATGCATTCCGCACGATTGATGCGTCTGGCCTTCCACCCGTCGAGAAGGAAGCACTGAAAAAGAAGACCGAGGAAATGTTCTCGCTTGCCGTGGGCGAGCGTGAGGTACGCGATGCCGAGGCCAATCCGGCTGGAGCAGGGGCAGCGGCACAGCGCCTTGGTATTCCAGCCGCTCAGCAGGGCATGGCCGCATATCGGGACGCTATCGCGTCGATCGAGAGTGCTGGCAGCGGTGACTATGCCGCCATCGGTCCGAGGCACAAGACTATGGGTCGTGCGCTTGGCCGCTACCAGATCATGGAGGCCAATATCGGGCCATGGTCGAAGGCAGCGCTTGGCCGAGTCGTGTCGGCTGAGGAATTCCTTGCCAGCCCGAAGATACAGGATGCGATCTTCGATCATCGCTTCGGGGGATACGTCCAGAAGTTTGGGCCGGAAGGCGCTGCGCAGGCATGGTTCGCGGGTGAGGGCGGCGTTGGCAAGCTGGGGCGCAAGGACGTTCTCGGCACCAACGTTGGTTCTTATGGCCGCAAGTTCATGAAGGCCCTTGGCAATGGCGACGGGAAGATCGACCCTCGCTATGAGAACCTGTCGCTCACGCAGCGCCTGACGATCTACGACCAAGTACAGGCAGCCGCCCAGCGCGGTGAAACCGCCATAGCCTCACAGCAGAAGGCTCTCTACGACGCTGAGAAGGGCGCGCTGGAACTCGGAATACAGACCGGCGAGGTGGTGAGCGTCCAACAGATCATGTCATCCAACATGACGGATGCGCACAAAGCTGACCTTCTATCGGCCCTGCGTACCCGTCAGGGCGACAACATGGCTATCTCCGAGGCCATTGCCGCGTTCAAGGAAGGTAACTACAAGGCCGATCCTTATTCGACCGATGACCGCAAGGTCGTTGACGGCATGTACGGCGCACTGGAAAAGGCTGTCCCGGCTGATCAGATGCAGCTCGTCACCGAGGATCTGATCGCTCAGAGCGGCATCGTTCCTCAGAAGGTGCACAACGCCATTCGCGCGGGCCTCGAAAGCACCGTGCCGGCAGAGGTGGAAGCGGCTCTTGTCCAGGCCGACCGCATTGCACAGATCAACCCGGCTATCCTCGGGCGTCGTGAAGGCGGCTCAGAGATAACCAAGCGCGCCGATGACTTCAGGCACTACGTCAACAACCTGAACATGAGCCCTGCGGACGCGGCGAAGAAGATCGCTGAGTTGAATGATCCGCAAAAGCAGCGGGATCGCAAGGCGTTGGAGCCAGCGGCTAAGGAATTCCGCAAGCAGATCGAGAATGACGACATCGGCGCAATGTTCGATGACAGCATTCTCGGCTGGGCGTCAAACCCGGACGTGGGGTTTAATGAGGCCCAGCGCCTTGGCATTCAGGCCGAATACATGGCGATTGCCGAGGAACAGTTCTACCAGGTCAATGGCAATCCGGAACTCGCCAAGAACCGGGCCATGGAAGAGATGAAGCGTCTTTACGGCGTGACCGACATCTCCGGCCGCTCCGTGGTGATGAAGCACCCGCCCGAGCGTTACTGGCCCGCGATGCCGGGGAGTGATCCTTACGGCTATGTGCGCGAGCAGGTTGCAGCCGAACTCGGCAAGTTTATCGATGACGAAACGCTTGCCGGTTGGTTCCCCAACGAGGACGCGCGTCAGGCGGGCTTGCCTGAGCTTCGTAAGCAGGCCGTGATGGACTCGCTGATGATCGTAGCGACACCGGAGACGGATGCCATGATCAAGGCAGGGCAGATGCCAGCCTATTTCGTGGGCTATGTCGATCCGAACGGCAATATCCAGACGGTCCCAGGCAAGCTGTTCGTGCCGGATGTTTCGGGCGTGCGCGGCGAGACGCAGCGCATCATCGAGCGCAATGTCGAGTGGGCGCGCGAGGACGATGCGGACATGAGGGCAATTCAGGACGCGCCTGACGGTGGTCGCGGGGCTGCGCTCGACTCGTTCCTTGATGGCCCGACCGTGCTGCCGACGATCAAGGTTATGCCTGACGATACGCCGGAAGCGCAGTTGAAGGACCAGAGGCAGCAATTGTTCCGCGATGCGCAGGACAGTGGCGTATTGGGGCCGCGCTGATGCCGTTCATCGATGTACGCAAGCCCGTCCAGAACATCACCAATCTGACGGGGCCTGAGCCTGTCGTGCCGCCCACGGCGCTGGAGACGTTTGGCGCTGCGTTCAGGACGGAGAATGTTGTCGGCTCGTGGCTTGCCGCGCGTGGAATGCCCGATCCTGATGAGGTGGAAGAAGGCTTCAATGCCATTGACTACATCAAGGATGATGCCGACTTCGCGCCTTATGCTCGTGCCTTTGCCGGTGTTCGCAACCAGAAGGCTGCCGATGCGCTGAAATTGCAGATCAAGCAGGAGCAGAAAGACCGTCGCACCAAAGACGCTGCTGGTGGGCTTGGTGTCGTGGCCGACATTGCAGCCGGATTGCTGGACCTACCGTCCTTCCTGCCTATTGGCGGCGCGTTGGCTGTGGGCGGGCGCTCCCTGCTTGGCACCGCAGTTGGTGCGGCTGCTGGTGCAGCTATCGATGCAACCGTGTCGGAGACGGGGCTGCACCTTACCCAGGTCACGAGGACGGGCGAGGAAAGCGTCTACAACATCGGCGGGTCAATCATCCTCGGCGGGGCTTTGGGCACGGCTGTAGGCCGCTATCTGTCCAGCGTCGAGGCATCGCAAATTTCCCGCAAGATCGAGAACTCGGAGAAGGAATACGACACCTTCGACCAGGCTTTCGTTTCGACCGGGGCAGGGCAGTCGGCTGGTGCTGCAGCGCGTGAACGTGGCCCGCTGACGCTGAAGGATGAGGCGATTATCTCTCGCCTGCCGATCGCGAACAGGCAGGATCCACTCATCCGCCTGCAACTGTCGGAGTATGATACGGCACGTGAGACGGTACGCCGGTTGGCCGAGACCCCGCTTGAATATGCCGAGAATGCGCAGGGCGTGGCTACCGAAATCGGGGGCTCGGTCGAAACTCGCATGAAGATGTGGAACGCCCCACTGGCAACCACGCTTCAGGGCATCGACGCCGACTATGCCAAGTACTTCTATGGCACGCCTGAGGTTGGTTCGTTCAAGACGGCAATCTCGCCCATGCTGTCGGAATTGCAGGCATGGCGTGGCGGTCAGAAGCTGACGGCAAAGCAATTCCGCGAGGAAGTCGGCAAGGCTGCGTTCTCTGGCGGCAAGCACGATATTCCTGAAGTCGCAGCGGCAGCACAGCGTTATCGCGAGATAGACGAGTCGATGAAGCGCGCCGCTATCGATGCTGGCCTGTTCCCCGAAGATGTGGCTGTTGCGGGCGACGTTTCGCACCTTTTCCGCATGTACAACCGCGAGAAGATTATCGCCCAGCGTGGCGAGTTCGCACGCATCCTGGAGGATTATTTCAAGTCCGCGCGTGATGCCGCTGCAAGGGCATTGGATGCTGAGGCGGCAGCGGGTAAGGCTGCGAAGGCGGCAGACGAAAAGCAGGCAGAGTTCGCCAAGCTGCTCGACGGGGAAATTCGCGATCTGGTCGAGGAAACCATCGATACGATCCTTGGCAATTCGGAGGGTCGCATTCCCTATGACAGCATCGTCTCAGGCCCGCGAGGCCCGTTGAAGGAACGCCTGCTGCGTATTGAAAGCGCGAAGATACAGAACTTCATGGAACTGGACATTGAACGTGTCCTGCAAGCGCAGGTGCGCACCATGTCGGCAGACGTGGAGATCGCGAAGAAGTTCGGCTCGGTCGATATGGCCGAGGAAATCCGCAAGGTGAACGACGAGGCGAACCGCAAGATCGCCAAAGTCGATGGCGACAAGAGCCTGACCGAGGCGCAGAAGCAGAAGCAGCGCACACGGCTCCAGAAAGACCGTGCGAACGCCATCCGTGACATCAACGGCATCCGAGATCGCCTTCGCGGGCAGTACAAGCTTCCCAGCAACCCTGACGGCCTGATCCTGCGTGCCAATCGTGTTGCCCGCAACCTGAACTATGTGCGTCTGCTCGGCGGCATGACCATTTCGGCCATCCCTGACATGGGCAAGGTGATCTTCACCCATGGCCTTACCAGCACGTTCCGCGACGGGTTCGTCCCAATGGTGCGGAATATGAAGGGCTTTCGAGCGGCGGCGGAAGAAGTGAAGATGGCCGGCACGGCGCTCGACATGGTGCTCGATAGCCGCACGATGGCGCTTGCTGACATTACAGGTGATTTCGGCCGGCATTCGATGTTCGAGCGGGGCTTGCAAGCTGCATCGTCCAGATTCGGCGTTGTCTCTCTCATGGCCCCTTGGAACGCTGCGATGAAGCAGTTCTCCGGCCTTGTCACGATGACGAACATCCTGAAGTCTGCTGAGCGGCTGGCAAAGGGCGCACCGAACAAGAACGACGTTCGCAAGCTGGCGGCATCTGGCATCAACTCCGATTTGGCGGAACGGATCACGAAGCAGTTTCGCGAGCATGGCAAGGTTGAGGATGGCATCTATCTGGCGGGCGGGGAGAAGTGGACCGATCGTCAGGCGCTTGAAGCATTCCGCACCGCGGTTGTGCGCGATGTCGACCGGATCATCGTGACGCCGGGGCAGGACAAGCCGCTATGGATGAGCACGGAGCTCGGCAAGACGGTTGGTCAGTTCCGGTCCTTCGCTGTTTCTTCCATGCAGAGGACGCTTCTTGCGGGCCTACAGCAGCGTGATGCGGCGACGTTGAACGGGCTTCTTGTCATGCTTGGGCTCGGGGCGATGACGTATTGGGCCAAGGAGTTCGTCGCCGGGCGCGAAACGTCGGATGATGTAGGCGTATGGGCAGCCAATGCGATCGACCGGTCAGGTGTCTTCGGTTGGCTGATGGAAGCGAACGGACTCTTGGAGAAGGGAACGCGCGGCGAATACGGCCTGTCGATGCTTACCGGGGAGCAGATGACGCGTTTCCAAAGCCGCAACGTCTGGGGCACGCTTGCGGGGCCATCCGTGGGGGCGATTGAAGACATCTTCCAGATCAGCGGTTCGATCTTCGCTGGGGACACCTCAAAGGCAGATTTGCGCAAGGCAAGGCAACTTGTGCCGATGCAGAACCTTTTCTATGCTAGGTGGCTGTTCGATCAAGTAGAGAATGCAACGGGCGATGCAATCGGATTGCCGGAACGCGGGAAATAGATGCTGAACGCAATTGCGTTTCTTGGGATACCCCTGTTTGTAGCGGTAGCCTACTTCAATTCTGACAATGGCCCGCGCGTGCTTGGGGCGATTGTCGGTGTGGTCGCGTGCTTCTTGGTTGCCGGTGCGACCTCCACGCCTCAAAAGACCTACGGCAGCCATTGCCGCAGCTACTCTATCTTCGCGTCAGAGTGCTAGCAGATGCGACGCGCACATCCAATCTTGATGGTGGTCGCGATTGTGTTTGCCGGAGTATCGTGGGCGTCTGACAGGCAGGTGGCCCTACAGGACGAATGGTACCAATGCCTGAGGGTGTTCGCTGTGACTGTGGCAGAGCGGACTAACGAGCCCGCCAACACGATCGTTGATGCCTCCTTCGCAGCCTGCCAAGAACCGGAGGAAGCCCTTTACGACTACTTTGCTGCGAACGCGGAGCCACTCCGCACGTTCCTGACTGAGAACTTGTTGCCCTCGATTTACAGCCACAACCGAAACAGGGTTATGGCCGAGATCCTTGCGGCTCGCTCGGCCCGATAACCGTACAGACCATCTGCCCTGACATTCAAGCCCCGCCTTCGAGCGGGGTTTTTCTATATGGAGACCTCGCCCATGACGGTTCCCGTCCCTGGACAACTGACCTATTCCTATGACGAGGACGGCGTAACGACAGAGTTCGCATACCCGCTGCGGTTTCTGGAAGCGTCGGAGCTGGTCGTTATCCGCGAAGTAGGCGGGGTTCAGACAGCTCTTGTCCTCAATACCGATTATACGGTGGCTGGTGCAGGTAGCCCATCTGGTGGCTCCATCACCCGCGATGCTGCGACGGATGGCGGCAGGATCATCATCACGCGATCGACCGCGTGGAAGCAGACGGTTGACCTTCAGGACAATGCTCGGAACCCGGCAGATGCGGTCGAACAGCAGCTAGATCGATTGGCGATGGCTGGGCAGGACACTCGCCATCAGCTTGAGGCCAAGGCCGATACAGATGACCTCGCAGACGTTGCGTTGAGCGGCGACTATGACGATCTGCTGAATAAGCCGACACTGGGAACGGCTGCGGCAACGGATGCGACGGACTATGCCACGGCTGCCCAAGGTGCGGCTGCGGAAACTGCCGTCCAGCCGAGCGATCTCGCAGCAGTTGCAACGTCGGGCAGCTACAATGATCTGACGAATAAACCCAGTATACCGGCTGCACAGGTCAATTCGGACTGGAACGCAAGCAGCGGCGTTGCAGAGATCCTCAACAAGCCCACGCTTGGTACGATGGCCGGAGAGGCAGCGTCCGATTACACCAAGACGAGCGGGCTGGCTTCGGTCGCTACGTCTGGCGACTATGACGATCTGTCGAATGCCCCCACTCTTGGGAGTATGGCAGCAGAGGATGCCGGTGATTACACCAAGACTAGTGACCTCGCTGTGGTCGCTACGTCGAATGACTATGACGATCTCGACAACAAGCCGACGCTTGGCACAATGGCGGCGGAAGATGCTGGGGACTATGCGAAGACCGACGATCTCGGTGACCTGGCATTCAAGGACACGGTGTCTGTCTCAGATATCAATGCCACCGGGACGGCCTCGGCCTCCACTTTCTTGCGCGGGGATGGGAGTTGGGCCCCAGGTGGTGGAGGTGGGGGCGGTGGTGATGTGTTCGGTCCAGACTCGTCTACAGATGGGGTGATCGCCCTATTCGACGGCACGAGCGGCAAGCTTCTGAAGGCGGGCAGCGCGCCGTTCAGCGGGAGCTATGATGACCTTACAGACAAGCCTAGCATCCCATCTGGCACCGTCACCAGCGTAGGCCTCTCCGCACCAACAGGCTTCAGCGTTTCAGGCAGCCCAGTTACCGGCTCGGGAACCCTGACTTTCACCTACGCGAGCGGCTACGAAGGCTTCACCACCACCCTCAAGAACAAGCTGGACGGGATTGAAGCCAGCGCCGATGTGACGGACGCGACGAACGTTGCAGCGGCTGGCGCAATCATGGACGGCGACTTCTCTGCCAACGGCATGATGGCGCGCACGGCGTCGGGAACCTACGCCTCGCGCACGGTCACGGCGGGAACCGGCATCGCCGTCACCAACGGTAATGGCGCATCGGGCAATCCGACCGTGGCGTTGTCGAGCGGTGCGCAGGCGTCGTTGGCTTTGGCTGACTCCGCTGCACAGCTCGCCACTGAAGACCAATCTCTGACAGGCGGTGCGCGCGTCACATCCAAGAGCCTTGGAACGGTTTCGTCTGGCACCGTAACGCCCGACCCGGGCGACAGGCCGCTGCAGCACTACACGAACGGCGGGGCGCATACGCTCGCGCCGGGGAGCAATACCGGCTCCTATCTGCTCGACATCACCAACAACTCATCGGCAGGCGCGATCACAACGTCAGGCTGGACGAAGGTGTCTGGCGATGCGTTCACGACAGTGGATGGGGATAAGTTTCGCTGCCATTGCTCGGTAGGTGATGCCGGCAGCTATCTCATAGTGGGGGCGCTTCAATGATTGCACTGATCTCGCTTGACCCGCAGGAAGTCTTGCGGGTGTTCCACGTCGAGCAGGAAGCCGCAGTTCGCGTTGACCTGCCCGACGGATCGCAGCTTTCCCCCGTCACTCTCGGCTGGACAGACGGGACCTATGCCGTATGGCCTGTGGAGCCGTTTGAGGTGCCGGGGGGCAAGGAACGGGTAGGGGCTGCATCGTACCAGTTTGGCGATGGCGTGGTCTCCGAAATCTACGATGTGCAGGACGTTCCGGTCATTGTCCCGGATCGCGTCTCGCGGCGTCAGTTCAAGCTGCAACTCGCGATCGACGGCATCAAGGGCGACGTTGAAGCATGGGTTGCCACGCAAGACGATCTTGTCCAGATCGCGTATGCCGAGAGCGGCGAGTTCTGGCGCAACGAGCCGAACATGCAGGCCGGGTTCGCAGCGCTTGAATACTCCCCGGAGCGCGTGGATGAGTTCTTCCTAGCAGCGAGCCAACTCTGATGGTCGCGTTCTTTTGTCCGCCGCCGTTTATGGGTGCTGCGGCGAAACCGATCGAAGTCACGGAAGTCGGGACGGGCAACAGTGGTAGCAGCGGCACTACCTATAATTTCGCGAGCGTGTCTTTCGGAGCGGCGACACCGGGACGCTTGCTGATCTTTGCCGTTCACGCTGAAGCATCGAGTAGCAACCGCTCTTTGGTTTCCGGAACTATTGGCGGCGTAACCGCTACGATAGTGGATAGCGGCGGCGGTTTGGATACCGTCTGCGGTTTCATGTACGCGGTAGTTCCAACAGGAACCTCGGGCGCTGTTTCCTTCACGTTCTCAAATAGCGTAGCGCGTGCGGAAGCGTGGGGCTGGCAAGTGCTCAACCTGCAAAATCCTGCCCACTATGATCAATCTCTCTACGCAAACGGGTCATCAGGCTCAAGCATTGCGCAGTCGATCACAGCCCTTGAGGGCAGTGTTGCATTCTCTGCGTTGACCACATCTAGCTCAGGAACATTCACGTTCAACAATATGGTTCGACGCTACACCGCATCCTTGAACGGGACTGGTACTGGCGCGGCTGGTGCCATGGTTTCTGAGATACCTGCCGGGACGTTCTCCAACACCATTAGTGGATCAGGAGCGGGACGCTCGGCAGTGCTTGTGGCCTTCAGGTAGATCGAAGGCGCTTATCCAAGTCGTCGCAGGAGTACGTTATGCTGCCCTGGATACTCGTCATCCCTCGCGACAGGCACCAATCCGAACCTTTCTAGGTATGCCAAGACATCCGATTTCAGCCACTGCCCTTCCCAGAACCGCTGTTCTTCAACTTCGATCAGAAGCGACTGAACCGTGGACAGGACGTTGGACGCCCCCTCAAGAACGTACCGGCTTGCTCCCTCTACGTCTATCCAAAGCGTGCTTCGGGTCGGCATGGCGCTACCGAAAAAGACATCTAACGTGGTGCAGGGGACGGTAACTTCCATGGGTGGATGTTTGGGGGTGGCCCTATCCAAAAGCGAGCTTCGTTTGCTCAGACCTGTTCCTGTTGTGTGCGATATGCGGAACGTCCGATCGTCGCAAGTGTCCGCGACCGCCGAGTAAACATATTCGACGTTCGAATCTGCGTGCTTCAATGTCTTGGTGAAGTGCTCATGGTTCGCCTGGTTGGCCTCGAACGCGACAACACGAGCATTCGGTAACATCTTGCGTATCTCAAGCGCCGTAGAGCCGTCATAAGCTCCCACCTCGACAAACAAGTCAGGCTGTATCTCGTTCTGCAAATCCATGAACTGGCGGCGGAGAGTTACAACAGATTGCGCGCGGCGCGCCTTCTCGCGGCGGCGTGCGAGTATATTTAGCATTTCATTCCCCCACATTCCCGATGCCGTAGTCTTACCCCTTGCAATATCAGATACGCAAGAGACGGGCGCTGATTAGCTTGGATAAGACTTCCATCTAAGCCCCTCCCATCACCATCCAATCACATAACCAGCCGCCCGGAAACGGGGGAAGGAGACACTGTGGCCAACATGAACCTTGGCGACACGCGGCTCATCATTGCCGAGTGTCAGAAGCATGGGCTGTTGCGAAACCAGACGGCCTACGTCCTCGCGACCGCGTATTGGGAAACAGCCCGCAAGATGAAGCCCGTTCGAGAGATGGGCGGGGAAGCCTACCTTCGCTCCAAGAAGTATTACCCCTACGTCGGGATGGGCTACGTGCAGCTCACCTGGGAGCGCAATTATCGCGACTGGTCCAACCGCATCGGCGTGGACTTCGTGAAGAACCCGAAGCTCCTTCTAGAGCCGAAGCATGCCGTACGCATCCTCGTTGAAGGCATGAAGCTGGGCACGTTCACCGGCAAGAAGCTTTCGGACTACATCACCTTGCAGAAGTCCGACTTCGTGAACGCACGCCGGATCGTCAACGGTACGGACAAGGCAGCGGATATCGCCAAGCTGGCGAAGGACTATGACGCCGCTCTCAAAGCCGAGGGCTACGGCGTCGAGGCTGCCAAGCCCGCCGCTCCTTCCACGTCCGCCGATCCTCAGGGCGACAACGCCTCGCTTGTGCTCCTCGCTTTCGTGGCAGCGATCATTCTGGCCGTGGTCGGCGTCGTATCAGGGGTTGGAGGTTAAGATGAGCGCGATCGCTTCTGTCATCCTCTCCATTGCCGGGGATTTGGCTGTACCGGCCATCAAGAAAATCCTGGGCGACAAGTTGGGAGCCAATGGCGATCTGGCCGGCAAGGTTATCGACATGATTGCCGAGAAGGCGGGCGTTCCCGTCGAGAAGCTGGGCGAGGCTGACAATCTCCAGGCTGCTATCGAGGCCGTCGAGCCTGAAGCGGTCGAGCTCTTGGCCCAGCATGTCGAGAGCCAACGCCTGATGAATGAGAACCTTCAGGCAGAACTCGACAAGGGCGGGCCTACGTGGACGTGGGCATGGCGACCGGGTTGGATGTGGCTGCTGGCCTTCGTGTGGCTCTACGCCCTCGTTCTGCGGCCCCTGACCAATGCAGCTTTCGGGGCATCAATCGAGGCTATCGATCTCGGCATTCTCATGACCCTGACCGGCGTTTTTACCGGCCTGTACATGGGCGGGCATACCGCGCTCAAGGGCATCGAGAAGTGGCGCGGCAGGTGACTGTCGAGGACTGCGCCATGTGGGCACTCGCCCTTGCGGGCCTTCTGGCAATCGGAATTTCCTTCACCCTCTAGCAACAGGAGGCGGTCATGCGGCCCGCACTCTTTCGCGACCTCGGCATCGTCGGGGCGCTACTGGCATTGCTTGCATGTGTTCTTGTGACAGCTCCACTACGCGTGGACGGGCTACCGGGCTCAACCGTCAAAATCCTGGCTGGGGGAGGCCACGGTTCCGGCGTCCATATAGGCGAAGGGTACATCATCAGCGCCGCGCACGTCATGGGCGAGGGGATGCGCGTCAAGCTCGACAATGGCGAGGAGCAGGACATTGAACTGCTTTGGGCCAACAAGGCGCACGACATTGCCCTTCTCCGCACCAAGCCAACCATGCAGGCGTCATCGCTCGATTGCCGGGTGGCACATGTGGGCGAGTCGGTTCTTGCGAAGGGCAACCCGATAGCGCTCGAGTTCGTCAGCGCTTGGGGTGTCGTCTCAGGTCGCGAGCGCGAGATCGGGCCTTGGAAGCGCGCCCTTCCGCTTGATGCGGCAATCGTCATGGGCATGTCAGGCGGGCCTTCTTTCGGCTCTGACGGCCGGGTGATCGGCATCAACGTTGGCGTGATGGTTGCCGCTCTTGGCGGCATGTATCCGAGCCTGACGGGTTTCGGTTTCATGATTCCTGCCGCTGCTGTCTGCGAGCTGATGGGCAAGAGGGCGCTGGCATGAACGAGGCAGAGATCAGGAAGATCGTCGCGGAGACGGTCGAGCAGACGCTAACCCGAATGGGCATCCAAGCAGCCGACCCGATCGAAGTCCAGCGGGATATGCAGCACCTTCGAAGCTGGCGAACATCAACCGAGACGATCAAGCGGCAAAGCCTGCTCACGGCAATCGGCGTTCTGACTGCCGGTGTTCTCGGTATCATCTGGATGGCTATCAAAGGGGGCAATTAATGCCGACACCCCCAATCAGTAATGACCTGCTGCTGGAGACACTGGCAGCGTTCGAGCGGAACAACCGCAACTACACCTTCACCGGGCGGGAACTGGGCATCAACGAAAGCTCGGTTCGTCGCCGCATCCATACCGCCCACATGCGCGGCCTGCACCTGTCAGACGGTGGCAGGGAGGCCATGGCAGCCACCAGGCTCAATGGCGTTGAGATCGCGGGCGGATACCGTCACGTCTATGACGGAGACGGCAAGAAGGTTGAAACAGTCCGGTGGAATGCTCCCAAAGCAGAGATGACCGTCGAGTCTCTGCTAGAGCGCGCCGCGTCGGTATTCAGCGACCTGCCCAAAGCGCCAGCCATTCCTTCTCCCAAGCATACCAACGCGGACCTGCTTACGCTCTACCCGCTGTTTGATGTCCACGCTGGGCTTCACGCATGGGGTGCAGAGACAGGCGGGCATGACTATGACCTCAAGCTGTTCACCTCGGACGTGAACATGGCTGTCGGCAACGTCATGGCCTTGTCGCCCGATAGCGAGGAAGCCGTTCTTCTGATCGGCGGCGACTTCTTCCACGGCGACGACAACACGAACCAGACGCCGAAATCGCGTCATCCGCTTGATGTGGACGGCCGGCACTTCAAGGTGCTGGATACCGGCATCGAAGTCGTGGCAGCGACAATCGAGCGCCTGGCTACCAAGCACAAGCGCGTCACGGTGCGCGTTCTACGTGGCAACCACGATGAGCACAGCCACATGGTGCTGACGCTCGCCCTAGCGCAGCGCTACCGGGCGCACGACCGCATCACGATCGACAAAGACCCGCGCGATATCTTCATGCACCAGTGGGGCCGCTGCCTCATCGCCGCTCACCACGGCGACAAGCAGAAGCCTGAGCGTCTTGCCATGGTGCTGGCAGAGATATGCCCGTTCTGGTCCGCGTCACCGCATCGCGTCGTGTTCACCGGGCATCGGCATCACCAGCAAACGAATGAGTTCCCAGGTATCGTTTGGGAGCAGTTCCGCGCGTTCTGCCCGCCCGACGCCTACGGGGCGCAGTTTGCCCCACGTCGCGCGATGCACGCCATCACCTTCCACAAGGCGAGCGGGATTGCCACCCGCGCACAAGATCCAATCCAGAGGGCAGCATGACACGACCGCTCCGCATCTGCGTAACCCTTGCCGCTGACGGCAAGACCCTCAAGCGCGAGATCATGCGCGGCGAGGAAGTCATCTGCGAAGTCTCGCCGGTCGAACTGATCGAGTTCGTCATGCAGGCGACAAGTTCGCTCCGATATGACGTGCCGAAGGGGATTCAATGAAGGTCAAGTCGGACGGCGGCTCTACCAGCTACTACGAATTGCCCGAGGGGGCGACGGAACTGATGGACCTGATCGAGCACAAGCAGATGTCGTTTGGGCTCGCGAACATCTTCAAGGCTTGCTACCGCTTCGGAGAAAAGGACGCGGCAGACAGGCTCTACGATCTTAACAAGATCATCTATTTTGCCGAGCGGCTACGCGCCATCGAACTGCGCGACCGTCAATCGCCATGATCGTGCGCCTTCCCCTGATCCGGCGTCGGCGGATGCAGCCTAAGCGACACGTTCCTCGACTGGCATTTCAGGCAGTACAGATGCGCAGGGATCAGGTCATCGTGCATCGATCCGTGATCCCGTCCGAGTCGGGCTGCCAGCTTATCCAGGTCGAGTTGCTTTGAGTACCCGCACCTGTCCCAGCCGTTCGCTTCCTCGCAGTACATGAACAGGCTGTAGCTCCCGTCTATGAGGGATCCGATGGTGTTGATGCGGAGAGGGTAGGCCATTTTACGAAGTGCTCTCAGGTTCGCTGGACCTGCAAAACGGAACGTTGGTGGAACATCGTGGCGAAAAGGGCACTTCGCGAAGTGCCCTTTGCCCAGAGTTCTGCGGGTTTGGGTGTAGGGCACAATGTTTACACCGAAGATGTCGGCAGTTCGAGCCTGTCATCGCCCACCATATTTTCCAACACCTTAGCCTCAGTTTACGAAGCGCTCCGCAGGTTCACTGAACCTTGACCTCCAATGAATCAGCCAATCTGCGCAGGTAGGTCGGGGAGTAGCGCGCGTACGTCTTGAACGTGATCCGGCTGTTTTCATGCCCGAGGAATTGCGCAATCTCATCCATTGAATGCCCATCCTCTGCCAGCCAAACAGCGGCTGAGTGCCTGAGCATGTGCGGAGAGGCGTCCGGTCGCCCTATCGCCGCACCGGCCGTCTTGATCCCCTTCTTGATGGACAGGACGGGGTTTCCTCCCCATTCTACGACATAGGGTGTGAGAGCACCTTCCTTGGCCTCGACTAGGGCAGCCTTGAGCGTATCGTTCATCGGGACCGTTGCACGGCCCTTTCGCCGTTCGCGATCGAACGGGTTGCGCAGATGAATCATAGAGCGGTCGAAATCCACGCGGTCCCACGTCAGTTGCAGGGCAGCCGCGTTTCTTGCTCCTGTGGATATCATCAGAAGGATGGCCAGGCGCACATGAGGCACGTTGGCCTCTTCCATCAGGCGTGCCACCTCGTCGCGTGTGAGGTATCCCTCCTTCGGGTCCGGCTTGCTTGGCCGCTCTATGTGGGGAGCGTGTGCAATAAGGCGCTGCTTCTGCGCCCATACGAGGACCGACCGTAGATGGCCGAGTTCTGTATGTATCGAGCCGTCCTTCTTGCCGGCCGCGCGCCTGTCCCTCGTGTAGGTTCGGCATTGCGCCACGGTGACGGCTTCACCTTCGACATCGCCGAAGTAGGCCTCCAGTGCTTTCCATGTGTATTTCATCGTGGTGACGACGGAGCGACCTTCCTTGTCGAGACAATAGCTCTCCCAAAGTTCTCGTACAGTTGAACCGCGCGGGCGGGTTAGCTCCGCGTATCGAGCCGGGGCGCGGCGGGCCGCTTCCTGGGGGTCATCTGTGCCAAGTCGATAACGTCGCCGGATATCTCCCTCGTCCCAGGTGACGCAGTATTCTCCGCGCAAGCGGGTGATTCGCCAGACCGGCATTCGTATTCCTCCACGTCACTTGCCC